TGCAAGACACAATAACCGGCATGATAAAAAATATTGGTATTGCGTTCCAATCAATTAAAGATGCAATTACAAAACCATTTGAAATTGCTATGCAAACGATGAAAGGCATAGTGAACAGCATTTTAAATGGTATTGGTAATGCTATAAGCAGTGTAGTAAACGCAATTAATAACGTAATCAAAGGCGCTAATGGAGCGTTAGCAACTTTAAAGTTGCCACAGATTTCATATTTACCCCAGCCACAATTGCCAAGATTCGCTCAAGGCGGCGTTGTGGACAGCCCTACCCTTGCGATGGTAGGCGAAGGCGGTGAGCGCGAATATATAATTCCTGAATCTAAGATGGCGCGTGCAAGCGCTAACTACCTTGGTGGTATGCGTGGCAATGCAGCCATCCAAAGTCAAGGTAGCAGCAGGTCATCTTCGCCTACGATACAAATACAAACCGGCCCAGTACTGCAACAGAACAACCAACAATATGTAACAATTGCTGATATGGAAAAAGCACTTACAACGCTAACAGATTCTTTATTGCTTAATAACCGTACATTTGGCGGGCGCAGCTATCAAGGGGTAGGCGCATGAGCAATCGCGGCCAAAGCCAATATCTAAGAATTTACGATAGCAGCCAGACGTATGTAAGATGGCAAGCATATTACATTAATCAAACTATCACTTTAGATTCCGCATCTTGGTTTTATAATCCATTCAATGCTGATGGGATGATGGCCGGCAGCCCAGCAGGTTCAGATGTTACAATCACAGTGCCAGCTACTACTACAGCAATCAGCGTCTTTAAAGCTGCTTTGAATAACAATAGATTATGTGAGATTAAAATGTATGAGTTCGATACACGATTATCTCAATCGGCACCAATATCTACCCAGTCATTGATTGCAACTTATGTTGGCGAAGTGTCGAAAATTTCAGGTAATTTCACGGAGCTATCAATTAATTTAAGCTCAGCGCTTAGCCCGGTAGGTGCTCAGGTGCCGCCGCGTAAATTTACTACTTTACTTATTGGGGCGCCGGTAAGGTTATGAGTATTCAAATTAGAGACCCATTAGCGCTGCTGCCATACCAAAGCGGATTGGTTACTACAATAACGGAGGAAGGCGCAGCTAAAGGGCAGTCACCACTAGACAGCAGGCAAAAGGCAGCAGTAATTGGTGAGCCAATCCCCATTGTGTTTTGTCGGCGTGTATCAAGCAATGGCGGTGTATTAGTAAGCCCAGCCGCTACTGAAGGCAGGTATGAAAATAATTCAACAACTAACGTGCTGACCACCAAAATACACCTAGTACTTAGTGAAGGCGATATGGACCAATTGCCGATTAAAGATGTTTTCCAACGTGCTTGCCGTGTTGGGACATGGGCGCAGACATACGACCGGCGCGCTGAAACTTGGGACCCTGGTAATTTTATTGTTGCTGTAGCAAATAAGAAATTTTGGAATTGCCCATTGTATTGCGGCACTCAAGGCACATACGACAACATGACAACCCTTAGTTTTATTAATACTCATGATGACGAAAGTGAATTATGGGATAGGCAAGTGCATTGCTTTGTTCGTAATGGAATAAATGTAACAAGAATTTTAGATGATACTTTAGGGCCTAGCAACAATGTAATTGATTTAGCGTTGTATCTGATAACACAAAGCAGCCGGTTTCCAAGCTCAATGGTTGACTTGACAATGATGGAAGATGCAGCATTATTTTGCAATGTAAATGGTTTATTCTATAATGGAGAATTTAAGGAATCAACTAATCTTGAGGATTGGTTGCAATCTATTAGTTCAGATTTCTTATTGCGCGTAAGTGACAAAAACGGTAAAAAAGGTTTGAGGCCAAGATTACAAACCAATGCTAATGGCACAATCAAAACAACAGCAATTGAGCCAGTATTTACTTTTACAGAGGACCACGTAATAATTGAAAGCTTTGAAATTGATTATATTTCGCTTGAAAATCGCAAAGCTATTACAGCCTTAGTCTTATGGCGTCAGCAACCGGATAGCGATATTGGGATTATCCGCTCGGCTGAAATACGGATGACAGGATTGGCAGATAATGGACCATTAGAACAATACGACCTAAGCCAGTTTTGTGCCACTGAAGACCATGCAGTTAAGGTTGGAACTTACCGTGTCGCTAGTCGTTACTATGTAACGCATACGCTTAGGATACGTGTTGCGCCTAGCTCGTTTAATGCCACGCTAATTGTGGGCGATGTTGTACGCGTTAGATTAAGGCGTGAGACTAATGTTGGTACAGTTAGTTACCATAATCATTTCTATGAAGTAGAACGTATTGCAAGAGCCATCAGCGGTGTTATCAGTTTAGATTTAATTCATTTTCCAGTTGATAGCCAAAACCGCAGCCTGGTCGGGTTAGCAGTTAATGCTGCGGTAGGCAATGGCTACACCGTACCAACAGGGCGCACAGATTTCACTTGTGATATTGCAGGCCGCGCTGTTGATAACACGCCTTTACCTGATGTTGGCGAAACTATATCACCTATAAATGACCCGCCAGTTGAAACTGACCCCGCTGAACTTGGCAACGAACCAGATGCCGGGCCGACAGACCCAGTTGATAATCCAGAAGACCCATTGGATGAAGATGAGCCCGAATATCCAAGCGGGCCAAACCCAGGCGTTACAGGCGTCAGCGACCCGCCAGTTGAAGGTGAAACTGCAAATGCAGTGCCGCCATGCCCAGGCGGTAAAGTTTGCTGGTATCGCGTAAGAAAAGCATCAGTGGCAGATATAGAAGAAGCGGCAACAACACCAAATCGCGTAACAATACAATGCGAAACACTTGGTACCAGTGGGTGGGAGGCAGGCGCTTCACTGGTACTTACAAATGACGATATAGACCATTACATAATTGCAGAAGCTACATGCCCAGACCCTAGCAGCCCAGATGGTTTTGGTGAGCCATCCTTAATCGGCATTACAGAACCGGCGGAACCTGATATTTATAGTTATACATATGTAAGATGGACTGGCACTATAACGCCAGCAACTGGGGCCGCATATCAAGTAACAACACCTTTCTTTATATTTTATGCAGAGGCTTTAGCTATTCGCGGCCTTTGGGGATGTGTGGCTGATGTTGAATTAGACGCAAACAATGCAACTACCTGCCCTCCCAAAGGGGTAAACTCTCCTTGGCGGGCATCTGTCATTACTACTAATAAAACAACAAACCCAACTGGCGCGTATGCGCTTGGTGGATTTAGCTCGCCGTGCAGTGGTTCAGGCCCTGGCTCACAGATACCAGGCACAGCATGGGGCGGTACAGTTGAAGGTAGAGTGATTTCTGTTGTTGGCAATTGGGAATTTAGCAATAATGGAGTCGATGTTATTACTCAATGGGAAGGCACTACCGGTAACGAGCAAGGATCCTAAAATAAAACCATGGCTTTATTCCCTGCATTAAATCCAAGCAGCCGCACCTACACGCCAGGTAGCACAGCCAACACATCGCTGCTTGTGCTAAGTGGCGATGAGGTTAACGTGCGACATGGCAATGGTAGATCCGGCGACCAGTTGCGGATGACATTCAGCCAGATGACTAGGGCCGAGCATTATGCGTTGCTAAACCATTACGCTTTTCATGGTAGGTTTGAACCATTTGATTTAAATGCTACGACACTAGCTGCAACTAATTTAACATTCCCAGCTAATCATCAATGGATATATACTGACAGCCCATCATTTGATGAAACATGCGACCAGATTAATGGCACTGTATCTTTAACGTTAATCCCACCGTACTTAATTTAATCATGGCGACTTTTCCTGACCTTGTACCAGATGAAATTAGCTACGACCTAGGCGATTTAAATATAAGCGAAGCATCAACTGTAGCCAGCGGTCCTGTTAGATTCCGGCATTCATTACGCAATAACGGCCATATATTGCAGCTTACATTTAATAACCGCATTGAATCTGATGCCAGTTTAATCCGTACACATTGGAATCAATCTAGCGGCGTGCATGGATATTTCCAAATTCCAGTTACAGTATGGGGTGACGCAAATGATGTAGTACCAACTGATTCAATCTATCGGTATGCGTCTATACCACAAGAGCAACAGAAAGGAGTTTATTTTGATATAACAGTTTCATTACGTGTGCTGCAAGGATGGGTGCTTAATATTGTTTTAAGCGGTGGGGCAGCGGTAGCACCTAATGTGGCAGCATTTGAGAATATAGCATTCACTGGCTTTTCACCATTTGAACTGTTAGCATCAGATGCGACACCTCCGGACCCAGAAAAACTACTGCTAGCTGGCGGAGCCTGACCTTATGCCAACTGCTACTACTGTTCCAGTTAAGATGGCGCAGCGGCGTGATACTGCTGCTAACTGGACAAGCGCAAACCCGACGCTGCTAGCAGGCGAGATTGGGATTGAGTCGGATACTAGCAAAATAAAACTTGGCACTGGCAGCGCGTCTTGGACTTCACTGAGTTATACGCCATGGAGCCAGGTAAGCACTTACCCATTTGTTAATGCTGATATTGCATCGGCTGCTGCCATTGCGTACAGCAAGCTTGCGACGCTAACCAGCGGCAACATTGTGCTAGGCAGCAGCGCAAACGTAGCGACTAGCACCGCAGTAACAGGTGATGTAACCATAAGCAACACAGGCGTTACGGCTATCGCTAGCGGCGTAATCGTTAATGCA